CGACAGCCTGATGCAGAAATGGACCTCGCTGACGGCGGCGACCAACCTGGCGGCGCATCTGGTCGGGCCGGGCGGCACCATCGTCTGGCTCGGCGCCGACGGGAAATCGGCCGCAGACGGCCGGACGTGGCACCACAAGCCGCATCGTTGGTCGCCGAAGCCGGAACGCTATGATCGCCACCGGGCCGATCTTGCCACCATGATCGAGCCGCTGCGGACCATGGGCATCACGTTATGGAACGCCAGTCCCGGCAGCGCTTATGCCGATCTGTGGCCGATTATCGATCTGGAAGACGTGCTGAGCGAGCGGCATGCGGCCTAAGCCGGTTCACGTCCACGGACTCTGGGGCCTTGGGGACAACGTATACCAGCGCCCGTTCGTGCGCGCGGCGGCGAAGCAATACGAGATCCACCTCGAAACGCCGTGGCCCGAGCTCTATGCCGATCTCGACATCAAGTTCATCCGCGGATCGCGCAAGCTGCGTACTCAGCAGAAGAACATGGCGCGGCAGCCGCCCGATCGGTGGATGCGATCGTTCCCGGTGCCGATGCGCGAAATCAAGGTCAGCTATGGCCGCGACATCTCGGCGACCTCGATTATCAATTCGCTCGAGCGTCGATGGTCGGCGCTGAAGGTCGGCTTCGATCCGGCGCTGTTCGATCTGCCTGAGATGGGGCCATCGCCGGTCAAGTCGGAGCGGCCGATCGCGGTGGTCCGGCCGGTGACCGTGCGCAGCGAATGGCGTAACGAGGCGCGCAACCCGCGACCGGAATACGTCAATGCGCTCGCCCACGAACTGATGGCGACCCACACCGTGGTCGCGGTCGCCGACCTTTCGCCGGGCGAGGAATGGGCGGTGGGCGAACTGCCGCCGGCGCACCATCACTTCGTGTTTGGCGAGCTGGCGGTGCGCGAGCTGCTCGCGCTGGTGCGCGACGCCGACATCGTCATTGGTGGGGTCGGCTGGATCGTCCCGGCCGGGCTCGCGCTCAAGGTCAACACCTTCGTGGTGCTGGGCGGCCACGGCGGCCACAACGCACCCGAGAAGATCACCGATCCGCGGCTTGATACGAGCCGTATTGCGTTTCTCATGCCGGAGCACTTCTGCCGATGCACGAACATGCTGCACGTCTGCGACAAGAAAATTACCGATCCGGTCGGCCGGTTTGCTCGCTGGTTGAGCAGTTCTCGCGTCGCCGCCTGACCTGGTGGCCCGAGCTCGGCATCGGTCATTATCCGGTCGAGGTCGGGTTCGCGCCCTACGATCAGGACTACTTCGACAGCTTCGATCGCAATGCCAATAGCGACCTCGGACGCGCGTTGATGCAGGCGCGGTGCAACTTCGTCGAGCAGCATTACAGAGGAGCACTGATCGATGTCGGTATCGGCTCGGGTGCGTTCATCGAAGCGCGGCGGTCGCGTCGCCGCACCACCTACGGCTACGATGTCAACCCCGCCGGCCTCGCCTGGCTCGAGCAGCGGATGCTGCTGGTCGATCCGCACCTGGTTTCGTTCGATGCTGTCACGCTGTGGGATGTACTCGAGCATATCCCGGATTTTCAGTCGCTGCTGGCCAATGTGAAGGATTGGGTGTTCACGTCCCTGCCGATCTTCCGCGACGCCGAGCATGTGCTGGGCAGCAAGCACTTCAAGCCGGACGAGCATTGCTGGTATTTTTCACGCGACGGCCTGGTGTTTGCGATGAAGCAGTGCGGCTTTGTGCTGGTGTCGGAAAGCAAGGTCGAGACCGAACTCGGCCGCGAGGACATCGGGACGTTTGCGTTCCGCAGGGAATGGCGATGATCGACTATAGCGCGGGCCTCTATGACCCAGTCTTTGCGGTGATCGGCGTGCCGGCGACGCTGACTCTTGCCGGGACCGCGGGCGAGGTCGCTCTCACCGTGATCGACGAGACCCGGCGGAAGACCCAGACCAGCGGCAGCGTGGAAGTGCGCAGCGTCGGGCCTGGCGCTTATGCCCGCATCCCCGAGCTCGACGGCAAAGGTATTGCGCGCGAGGCTTACAAAGGATCGGTGCTGACGTTTAACGGCCGCAGTTGGACAGTGCGATCCTATGAATTGACCGGCAGTCCGAACGGTGAAGACCTCGGCGAGGTGCTGTTCCTGCTGAATGCGATCGAGTCGACCAATGGCTGACGTGCGCGAGGACATCTTGGCGCGGCTGCTCGAGGTGGTCGGCACACTTCCGAACATCCGCTCGGTGCATCGCAACAACATTGACCTCATTGAGGCTGAGTTGCCGGCGGCAATCGTGCTCGACGGCGACGAGGAATCCGATGGCGCGGGTGACGTGTCAATGAAGCAATCGCATCGGCCATATAATGTGCAGATGACACCCGGCATCGTTGTTCAAGTGCAAGATGACAACGTCGTGCTCGGCTCGATCGTTACTACGTTTCGCCGCGAGCTGATCAAGCGGGTGCTGACCGACACCGAACTCAACGAGCAGATCGTGAAAACCGGGCGCCACGGCAACGGTGCAATCCGCTATCTCGGGTGTCAGACCGATGTCGGATGGACGCGCACAGGCTTTGCAGCATTAACCGCGCAATTTCTGTTCAAGTACACGCTCAAGCCCGACGATCTCTAGAAAGGAGAATACCGCCATGCCCACGTCACCCAATGTGCAGAACTATCATATTGGCAAAGGTATCGTCTCGTTCAAGGAGGACGGCGCTTCGACCTACACCGACCTCGGCAATGCGCCGTCGTTCGTCTACACGCCGGCTGTTGAAAAAAAAGAGCATTTTAGCTCCCGCGAAGGCGTGAAAACTAAGGATTTTACGGCGATTACATCACTTGCCGCAACCATCAAGTTCACCCTCGACGAGATCAACGGCCAGAATCTTGCATTCTTCGCGCTTGCCGGGGTAAGCATCGATACCGACGGCAACACCGTCCTGAGTGGCCTATCGAAGCCAGAGTTCACCGGCGATATCAAGATCGTCGGGACCAATGATATCGGCCAGCAGGTCGACTTCGACGCAACCGTGTCGTTTGTGCCATCCGGGGATTTCAGTTTCATCACCGATGGCGACGACTTCACAACGATCGAGATCGAGGCCGAGGTGCAGAAAGGTGCCGATGGTTCCTTTGGCAAGTGGACAGTTAGGGACGAGACCACAACAGCGTAGGAAAACACCATGGCAGACCTTCTGGACATTGCGCCTTCGACGGCGGTCGAGGTGGTCAAGATCGATGGCAAGCGGATCATCGTGCATGGACTGCATGGTGATGGCATCGCGTCGATTATCGCGCGGTTCCCTGAACTCGGAACATTACTGAGTGGCGGCAAGGTCGGGACGCGATTGATCGAGCGTTTCGGTGCCGCGATCGGGCCGATCATTGCCGCCGGTTGCGGGCACCTCGGCGACGAGCAATACGAGCAGCGCGCCAGAATGCTATTGGCCGAAAATCAATTGATTTTATTGAAAGCAATTATCGGACTAACCTTCCCAAACGGACTAGTCTCCTTCGTCGAGAGGTTGACGACGCTCGTCACAAGCGCGGACGAAGGAGCAAAGCCGATCAAAGTGCGCTTGCGGAAATCGCCATTGCCATCACAGCCCTTATCCGACGCGGCTTCCCACCCCAATATGCAATGACGCTGACGCCGCGGCAGATGTGGGCCTATCTCGAATTCAGTCATCAACTTGATCACATCGATCAGGGTGAAAAGTAAATGGCCATGAAGTTCACAGTCAAGGCCGATCCATTTGGCGTGATCGAACTGATTCGCGACAAGCAACGGTCGGTCGCCACGGCGGCGGTTGCGGCCTTGCGCGAGGCGGCGGACGATGCGGTCGAGGAAGGGCGCAGCAACATCGCGAGCGCCGGTCGGTTTGGAAGTAAATGGCAGGCAGGACTGAAAAAACGGATCAAGGGTGCAAAGGAAGGCGGCGAGCCATCCTTGCAGGCCAAGGCTATCATCTTTCATTCGATGGGCGGACTCGCCGGTGTGTTCGAGCACGGCGCAACGATTCAAGGTCGGCCGTTGCTGTGGATACCGACCACACCGGGCGGACCGCCGGCGAGCCGTTCGGGCAAGAAACTGGTCTCCGCTACGGTGCGTGGTCACCCGATGCTGTTCGATGCCAACGATCACGATCGCAACCGTAAGCCGCTCTACGTTGGCGTGCCGTCGGTTCGCATCCCGAAGAAATTCCGCATCACCGAGATCGTCGAGGAACATGCCGCCCGCATTGGCGAATTGTTTCTCCAGCACTTCAAGGAAAATTAGTGCGTCATGGCAGACAAAATCTCGATAGAGATCGGACTTGATGGCGGCGATGAGGTCACGCGGCAACTCGCGGATATCGGCAAGGCTGGCCAGAAGTCATTCAGCGACATCCAGGACGCAGCCGATCAAGTCAATCTCAGCTCAACATCAGCGCAATTCGAGGATCTCGGTGATAAGGGCCAGGCGGCATTCAATAAGGTTAAGTCAGCCGCGGAAAATGCGGTGGTGTTCGAGCAGGTCGTCCAAGGCGTCAAGAAGGTCGAGGGAGCATTCGAAAGTCTTGGCACTGCCGTCACTCGCATGGCCACCCGGATGACAAAATCGCTCGGGTTGTTTGGCGTTCTGGCCCGTTCGTTTGGGCCTGTTGGTATTGCAGCCGGCGTTGCGGCTGGAGCTATTATCAAGTTCGGGAACGATGCGGCAAAGTCGCTTAGCGAGCTGACCGCCGAGGGCGCGAAGCTGGATTTGACGGCGCAGCAATTTGACAAATTGCAAAAGGTTCTTGGGCAAGCCGGCATATCTACCGATGCGATTGCGCCAGGCTTGGCAAAGTTGAAAGAATCGCTCGCTGCAGGTTTGGTGCCCAGTTCTGTCATTACGGTATTTTCTGATTTCACCACAAACCTTACAAACCTTACTGGCATCACTGGGGCATTGCAAAGATTCATCGCCCAACTGCAAACCATGCCGGATAGTGTGCAGCGCACCCAACTGGCAATGTCGGTATTAGATAATACTCTTGGCGCTCAAGTGATCGCCGGCTTGCAAACCGGCACTCTCAACGCGAACAATTTTGCCAGTGCTCTTGGTCAGATCGCCCCGGCAACCCAGGAGCAGATCATTGCGGCAGCCAAGTATGAACAGGCGTTGAGGCAACTGAACCAGGCGTGGGCCGAACTCAAGCAAAGCATTGCGCCGATAGTCACGCCGGTTTTCGGGTTTTTGACCGAAGAAATTAGAAAACTCAAAGGCGATATTGCGGAAATTATTGCTGAGTTTAACGTGCTGAAGGCGGCCTTTAATCTATTCTCCGCTCCAGCAGAACAACAGGCTGCAGCAGCACAAAAAGTTAAAGAAGCATGGGATCAGCTCGGGAAAGCAGGCCAGCAGGCCGCGCAGCAGACCACGCAGGCAGCTAATACAACTAGCCAAGCATTGCAGCAAACAGGACAAGCGGGTGCGCAGGCGGCGCAAGGATTGGGCACAGCCTCGCTGGCCGCCGAAAACCTGAAGTCATCAGCTGACAAACTCGCGAGTGCGAGCACCCCGACGCAGACTCTTGTGCTGGATGTGAACAATCTCGCGCTGGCATACGCACGCGCCGCCGCCGCCGCCGATGCCGCCGCCGCCAAGGCTAGTTATTTTGCTAACCTTCCTCGCCCGACCTCGATTCCGTCCCTGGAGTCGCAGCGCCCAGGTCGTTTAGCGGAGGGTGGATTGCTCGGCGGGCGCGGCACCGGCACCTCCGACAGCAATCTCGCCTGGGTCTCGCGTGGCGAACACATCATGCCGGCGCGGACGGTGGCACAGCCTGGCATGCTGGCGTTGCTGGAGGCGCTGCGGCGCTCGGGCGGCAACCTGCGCGGCGTGCTCGACGGTTTGGGTCGGTTCGCGCTTGGCGGCCTGGTGCCACGGTCGCTGCCGGCGTTCGCCAGCGGCGGCCCGGTCGGCGGCATGAGCCATGTCACCATTCAATTCCCCGGTCTGCCGCCCATCGGCGGCCTGCGCGCCTCGTCTGCGGTGATCGGTGAACTGCAAAAGGCCGCGGCGCTGGCACAGGTCCGTTCCGGCGGCCGCAAGCCGAGCCGGTATTCCTGATGGCTCATCCGCCCTACACACTGCTCGCGATCGACGACATCGACTTCAGTCAATATGCCGTGCGCGGCATCACCATGACGCTCGCGCCGATCGAGCAGGCGGCGGCGTTGGCGCGTGATTGCCGCGGCGCGCTCGCCGACATCTCGCTGGCGCAGTTCCGACAGTACAAAGTTACGATCACCTGCACCGATCACGAGGTGCCCGAATTGACCGGCATATGGCCCGGCCAGGACATCACCATCACTTGCATCCCCGGCCTCGGTGCCGCCAACACGACCGGCGACGTGCTGATCATTCTTGCCAAGGTCACAACCTGGAACACGTCGCGCGACGAATGGGCGGCCGAGGTGGCCTGGCAGCTCGAGGCCGAGCAGAGGACGCCGTAAGCGATGCCCGCCGGCCTGCCCTATTTCGCCTGGGTCGATGCCAGTGAGACGACGTTCACCGTCGGGCACATGCGCTGGGATGAGAGCGTGTTTTCGTTCACGCTGGCGCAGGACGAGGGCGATCCGGCCAACCTGACCGTGGTCGTCCGCCGGCCGCGCAATGAGGCCGGCGATCCGATCGGGTTGCTCGGTCCCGGCCGCAAAATCTGGGCATGGTTTGCGCTCGACTGCGGTCCTGCATTGATCAAGTTTCGTGGCCGGCTGGTCGGCATCCCGACCAGTATCTTCGAGGAACTGGTCACGCTGGAATTCGTCGCGCGGCCGGTCGATGTCGTGGCGCAGAAGGAAGCATTGGCCGATACGCTGCGGGTGCTGCCGTATTACGACGAGGCCATGATCGATCCTGATCGGCGCGATGACCCGGAGGTCGTGCTCGAGGGCTATACCAAGATCTGGCATTATGATCGCGAGACCCATGTCGTCACCGTCTCGGACGAGATCAGCGGCGAAGACGGCTTGGTCGAATTCCTCTGCGTGAATGGCGATGTGCTTTATGACGGCCTCGGCCTGTCGCTAACCAGCGGGCCGCTCTCGCGCGTCGATATCAATGCCGAATTCACCTGGACCCAGCAGGCGAATGGCACGGTCGATCTGACCCAATATCTGATCTCGCATTGGCCGAGGGTATTCGGAGGTGAAATCAATTTGAATGCCGCGGACTGGCCAAAGAACAAGGCCGGCATCGGCGACGGTTGGGAGGTTGCCGACGCACACGCACAGGACATTGTTGATACGCAAACGCATACCGAGAGCAGGGGTGGCGGCGGGATCGTTAAATTCGCGGATGGCAGCACGTCCGAGGCGCACTGGTCATCGTCAAACACTACTCTCAGATCTGCTCGCAATGTCGTCAGTTATGGGAAGATCGTCACCAACGCCACAAGCAGTTCAAGTCATTCCAAGGATGGTGATGGCGTCGACTATGTGTCGTCGACCAATAGCAGTTATTCCGATTCGTTCGCGGTGGTTGTGGTGCAAGCCATCAAGCCGACGCTGGTGGCAGGCTACAGCGCCGAGCGGCAATATACCGAGAAGGTGTCGCTTACATTGGTTGCCGATGTGCAGCCTATCCTGACTGATCCCGAGGATGGCGAAGCTCTGCGGATCGATGATATCCGCTCGGTCAATCTGAGCGAAGTTATCGATGGCCAGCCGCCTATCATCGGCGAGCCGGCGCGGCGGTCCTATATCGCGACCGAGCGCGGCACTCGAAGCATCGAG